ACTGATTGAAAGAGCCATCCTTAGCGCATGGCTAACCGTTTACGAGTCAAATGAAACACTAACCGATGGAGTTAAAAATGAACCCTTTCAACAAAGTAATGCAAGAAATTACCCTCAATCGAAGCCAAGCTTCCAGCAAGAGCGAGACAGACAGCAAGCAATCAACCTCCAGTTTATCGCAGACCTCAAACGCAAGGCCGCCGCTGAAGAGAGAGCCGCAGAAATGGGAAGCAAAGGCTGAAGCTAACTTGAGTGAAACCTTTGTTTTTCTAGAAGAGATGCAAAAAACCTACGGGAAAACGGTTAACTTGCCTGCTGTCATTGCCGGGTTTAAATTCGCCTTTGAGGGCAAGTACACCCCCGAACAGGTGCAATACGCGCTGAAAATCCACCTACAGAACACGCAGGAGTTCCCCACCCCGGCGCATATCACGGCCATTTTGAACCCGCCTAAGCCACGAGTGAGCTATGCCGAGTACATCGCTGCTCTTGACTGGCAGAAACGCAATCAGAATTGGTCAGAATATACCGGGGCGTTTGATACTATTAAGGATTATAGGCTTGCCTCGCAAAATGACCAGCACGCCTATGAACGGCAGCAAGAGGAGATTGCGCTGATAGCCAAGGCCGCCCCCTTGTTGTTGGAAGACAGCAGCGACGATTAATAATCAAGTTTTATCAACCACTAGAAAGGATTTAACCATGTACGAACCACAAAACACTGATGAACACCTAGAAGAGCTAAACAAGGTAATGATGGAATGGCACAAAAAAGGCCATTTTGATAATATTCCCAATGAGATGTATTTGCTAAAGGTTATCGCAGACATTCGCCAGAAAACGGGGGTGGGCGACAAGGTGATGCTGGCGGATTTGGCTGATGTGCTTTCCTTTTTAGTTGAAGGAGGGAGCACACCTGAAACATGGGAGCTTATTAGAAGGATGGGTTTCCCGATTAAAAAAATTTAAGCCTAGGTGACGGATTAGAATCGTCGCTAAGGCCAGTTTAATGACCGCCAGACCATGTTAACCATATACCCGGCTAGGGTAGTAGCTAAAAGGATAGAAAGATGCTTACAGAGGCTTTAAAACAGGAATTTAAAGGAACAGATTTTGAAAACGCACTGCACTTTGCTTGCTTTTTTGATCAACGGGTTCAGCAATTCTTAAAGCTAGGTGAGATTTACTGTGGAAATTCAGAATTTTGGTTGCGTTGGCAGCCTGAAGGTTTTTTTGAACCGTTGTTTGAACTTGCCGAGGCAAGGAAAATACGCTTTAATTTTACATTCCCTAGAGAACGGCAAGAGCTTATAGGAGATGAATTTGAAAGTTACTGCTTTTCTTACTGCTTGATAAATCTTCAAAAAACAGTGGAGTTTTTTGAGAAAAATCTTACTGAAGGGTTAGCTCGCCTCATACGCGAGATTAAGGCTTATCCGGTGGTGTAGCTTCAATTGTAACAACCTTAATACCGTTGGCATAATCATCGGCTTCTTGCATTTTTTGCCGTGCTTTTCTTAAATTAATCTGAATATCTAAAAGCCCCTCTGGTGTTTGAAATTCTATGTAGCTAGCCAATTCGTGGATTTTAGAATCCACCTTAAGGATTTCAGCGCGCAATAAATCAATTTCATGGGGTTGAATTTTGGGTGTGTATAAAAGCCACCAAGCCACGTTTGTGATTACTGCGGTTGCAATAACAACGCCAATTGTTTCTAACATGATTTCATTCCTTTGGTTTGTGGGTTAAATTATACTCCGCCATGTACCGGACAATATCCGCAGCTACCATGGCCGCTACACAGGGGGGGAGGATGTAGCTACGGCGCACGTAGCCTTTGGCTAATAGCTTGGCTTTGTAGCGTTGTTCTTTAGTTTGTGGCATAGTACACCGTGGCGGCTAAGATCAGCGTGAAGTTAAGAAGGGAAGCTAAAATGTGAGTTGCAAGGCGCATGGGGTTATTCCTTTGTTGGGTGGTTGATTAGGCGGTAAGAACAAATGGGCGATTCCATTGCCCGATGTTAACGTAAGCATACCAGCCCACATCGTGATAATCGTTCATAATTTCGCTGTTGTCGTGATTACCATCCATTAAGATTGCAAATGCTTTTTGCAAAAACTCTAAAGGACGGCCAGAAAACCAAGAGTTACCTTTTTCACTAACATAGGAAGCAATTACTTGAATGTTCTCGTTACGTTCGCGGCGGTTAAATTTTTTAGCAATCTCGTTGTAATTGCCAATAAAATCTAACGACGCGTTTTTAATATTCAATTTAAGTACCGAATGATTTTTAATAGAAAGAGTTGCTTTAACGCCGTACTCTTTGAGTAAAGGAGCAATCTTTGCTTGCATCTGTTTTTTGCGCTCTTGGCTTATGTAGGCCATGATGTTTATCCTTCGTCTGTTGGCTTGATTGCCGTCTATGAAAACAGTATAGCGGTGACTAAGTCACCTGTCAATAGGTTTTACTAAGTGTTGCAGTTGTTTAAAAAACAAGCTATAACAACGATATGGCAAGAAGTGGAAACCCGAACCCAAAACCCGGACCCGGAAGACCACCGGGGGTCCCCAACAAAAGCACAACCTATGTGCGAGACATGGTCAAGCTGTTCCTTGAGGACAACGTGGATCAGATTCACAAATGGCTTGCAGACGTTGCGGCAAAAGACCCGGCCGAGGCTCTTAAGATTCTTCAGGGGTTCTTAGAATATCACGTTCCGAAGCTACAACGCACTGAACAAACTGGAGTTGACGGCGGCCCCGTTCAGCACTCTATCAAAGTTACATTTGATTAAGTTGACAGCCAAGTTAAAAACAGTTAAAAGGCAAAACATTAGGGGGAATTTATGGCAAATTCTGTGACGGTTGCCGGGGAAATGTTCATAAGCGAGGGCAGCTCTACGTATTTGGAGCCGTATCAGGAAGATTTTTTGCTTATTTCTGAAATTAGTACCCCTGAAGAATGCCGCTCTGTCATTCAACACGCCTTTCTCAATGACCGACTGAAAGGGCAAAACCCTAAATACCGCGCCTGGAACACGTGTCAAATTGTCGAAGTCAAGAAAAGCAAAGAAGTCCCAGCCGATGAAGAGTTCCAAAAACTGATTCAAACGGCAGTATCAAACGCTTGCTTGCCGGAAAACCTTTCCGCGTATCGTTCTATCACTGGGAAAATGGATGCCTTAAAGCGCGCCGTAAAGAAAGTCCTCGAGCGCAAAGAGGAAGAAGAAGAAGCAGAGGAAGCCGCTGCATTGCTGGCTAAGGCGAAGAAATCCAAGAAATACGCGCAAGCGTCATGAACGAACAAAAGACAACTCCGTTTAAGAAAAAACGCCCGATCAAACACACGTTTGATGAAGAGCCTATAGATTTTTCTAACGTAACAGGGGACGAATACGGCGCAATAGATTTATCTGTAGGTTTTTATGCAGTGGTTTTATATAGCCTTGAAAAAATGATTAGAGATGAACACAGAACATCCGCAGATGTGTTAGATTGCAAAAAAAAACGTGATATTATTAAACAGAAGTTACGCGCTAGCATCAAAGCAGCTTACCCATGAGTAGTACAATAAACCCCATTTTTCGAAGAAAAAGCGCTTTTGGGCACAAAGGTGAATTTTTAGAACTTTATGCAATGTTTTCTCCAGTAGAGTTTTTGAACTACCAAAGCAAAATAAAAACTCAAGAAGATAAATTTCGCCGCAGAAATATTAAAATAGTTTACCCGTGACGGAAACCAATATCCACATCCCCAGGGCGTTTAAAGAGCTTTTTGACAATCAGTACCGTTATAAGGTTTATTATGGGGGGCGCGGCGGCGCAAAGAGTCATAGCTTTGCCCGTGCTCTCTTGATACTGGGGGCACAAAGCAAGCTACGCATCCTTGCCACCCGTGAGCTGCAAAAGAGCATTGAGACATCAGTACACAAGCTGTTCAGCGACTTAATACAGCAATATAATCTTGAAAGCTTCTGGCGCATTAAGAAGGCCACTATCGAAGCTTTAAACGGCACTGAAATCATGTTTAAAGGCTTAAAGTACAATGCGACCGAGATTAAATCTACCGAGGGCGTGGACATCTGCTGGATTGAGGAAGCCGAGAACACAAGCGAGCATTCCTATGAAACACTGTTGCCCACCATCAGGAAAAACGGTTCTCAAATATGGATTAGCTTTAACACCAAAAACGTCACCGACCCAACGTATCAACGGTTTATTGTTAACAAGCCAGACAGTGCTTTTGTCAAGAAAGTCTCATGGCGCGACAATCCTAACTTTAGCGAGACACTGAACAACGAGCGCATAAGGCTAGAGCGTGACGATACCATTGCTTATGCCCACGTTTGGGAAGGTGAACCCGATACCAGGTACAGCGGCACCATCTACAGCGTGTACATTGAACGAGCACGAGAGGCCGGACGTATTACCGATGTGCCGTACAAGGCAGGTGTTCCCGTCATCACTGCATGGGACTTAGGCAAGCAGCACGGCACTTGCATCTGGTTTGCCCAAATGGTGGGGCAGCAAGTGCGAGTGTTTGACTACTACGAAGCATTTGGAGCCGATGCAGACATCGAGGAGCTAGCAAAGGTTCTTAATGGTAAGGGATACCTCTACGGGATGCATTACCTGCCCCACGATGGGGTTCACGAGCGGCTGGGCATGAAAGGTTCAATAAGCGAGCAACTACGCCTTGCTGGTCATCCTAACAAGATTCTACCTATGTTGTCGATTAAGGCCGGAATCGAGAAAGGCCGCTCACTACTCAAAGAAGCATGGATTGATTCCAAGGCGTGCTCAAATGGACTGCACGCAATGATGCACTATGCCTATGAGTATGACGAGAATAGATTGACGTTTAAGCCTAACCCTATGCAAAACTGGGCTACAGACGCAAGCGACGCATGGCGGTATCTTGCACAAGCAATGGAATATAAAGCACAGCCGCAGCAAGGATTAATTGCCAAAAAACAAGTCCTTTACAGCACCCAGAATAAAATCATCATGCCAACACGCCCCAAGCTGGGAAGTTTACGTTGATAGCGCGTAAACCAACACTGCATGATCTACCAGCTTTAGCGTTGTTAATTCACGCATATAGCAAAGAGGCCGCCCAAGGAATAGCCGTTCCTATAGACCATGAAACAGTTGTGGAATCATTGGCTAATATAATTCAAGCGCAAAACTAT